TTCATTGCCTTCTGTTCAAGCGATAGTCCAGGGAAAAAAAGTTTATAATCCAAATTTAGATAGCACTGTTACTGGAGGGAGTGGAAGTCATAGAGCAGATACAAGTTCAACTTGGGAATATTCAGACAATCCAGTTTATCAATTATTAGATTATTTAAGAAATGAAAGATTTGGCATGGGGATAGCAAACAGTTATTTTGATAGTAATTTTGCAGATTGGCAAGTCGCTGGGGATGTATGCGATGCAGATATTACTCCTTATTCTGGTGCAAGTGCTATTGATCTGATGGACAGTCATACAGTTGTTGATACATCAAAAAAAGCTATTGATAATGTTAAAGACTTTGTAAGAGGTGCTAGAGCCTATTTAAATTTTACTGG